GTTCAGATTTACCTTATTGGAGATATGATTGTGATGGTTATGGTAGAACAGGTTGGATTGGTTGTAAAAGTAAAGAAAAACAATCTAAATATGAACAAGCACAAGGTTTTCAATATATTATTTGTGGTGATGAAATATGTGGTGCTAGCGAACTAACTGATTTGATTATAAATGTATTTATTTACATAGATAAAGATTTACCAAATATTAGATATTTAATTGAATCAAATTTACCACTTGAATCAGATTTAACATTCTCATTTACCCACATAATTGAAACAATTTATGGAAATGTCGAAACAATAACACCAGAATTTACAATTCTGGCACAAAATTATTCAACCGAATTAACTTATGATTTTGTTAATATTAATTATGAAGATATTAATTATGTATCTTATATTAAAGATATTGTATTACCAGAAGAGTTTAGTGAAATATCTATTGAACCTGAAATACTATTTTTAGAGCCAACAGCAATAAATCCAATAACTCAAACACCAACAATAACTCAAACGCCAACAAGAACTCCAACACCAACAAGAACAATCACGCCTACTTTAACATTAACAATAACCAATACACCATCTGTGACAATATCAAAAACACCTGAATGTATTAGGCCAATTGATGTTTCACAAAAAATATTAATATTTGGAAGGTTAACACAAGAAGAGGTATATATATATTATTTAAATATAAATGACGCTTGCGTTGGTTTGGAATATTTTGAACAAAACGGCTTACCTGAAACAACAATTGAAAATGGTGCAATAATTGTAGATACATTAAAATACAATGTTGAAATAGATGAAAATAATAAAGTTTACTTTGGTTGGAATAGCGCAACTTGCGAACAAAGCATACCAAACGGTTATTATATTGTATATGAAAATGAATATGTTATATATGAATTAATTAATGGTTATGTTACATCAACAACAAATTGCAACAATCCAACCCAAACGCCAACTCAAACAAAGACAATAACTCCGACACCTTCAGTTACCAGAACACAAAGGGCAACGCCAACAGTAACAAAAACGCCAACACCAACCAGAACACCAACCATATCAGTAACACCTACTAAAACAATAACACCAACAATTAGCGTAACACCAACAATTAGTATAACGCTATCACTATCTAGTACACCAACCAGAACGCTAGTACCAACAACAACACAAACACCAGCAGCATCTAGCACGCCAGCACCGACAACTACACCAGCAGTCTCTAGTACGCCAGCACCGACAACTACACCAGCAGTATCCAGCACACCAGCAGTATCTAGTACGCCAGCATCAACAACTACGCCAGCAGCATCTAGCACGCCAGCACCGACAACTACACCAGCAGTATCCAGCACACCAGCAGTATCTAGTACGCCAGCATCAACAACTACGCCAGCAGCATCCAGCACACCAGCAGTATCTAGTACGCCAGAACCGACAACTACACCAGCAGTATCCAGCACACCAGCAGTATCTAGTACGCCAGAACCGACAACTACACCAGCAGTGTCTAGTACGCCAGCAGCATCTAGTACGCCAGCATCAACAACTACGCCAGCAGCATCTAGTACGCCAGCAGCATCTAGTACGCCAGCACCGACAACTACACCAGCAGTATCCAGCACACCAGCAGTATCTAGTACGCCAGCACCAACAACATCATCAACTCCAAGTTGCGTTTGTTGGTCATTCCAAAATGCAGGAGGAACAACAGGAAACGTATCTTATGTTGATTGTAATACAGGTGCAACAAGTACAAATATTGACATTGGCGAAACTATTTACAAATGTGTTACTTATGGAACAACGCCATCACTTAATTCAGGAATTGTGGACATTTCACCACTTGGCACAGCTTGCAATAATCAAGGTGATTGCGAACCAGGTGGTGGCGGTGGTTCGTAATAAAAATATTAAAAGGGTGTTAATTTAACAATTAGCATCCTTTTTTAATATTTAAAAGTTTTTCATTTTTTTTTAGATATTTATATAAATAAAATAAATAAAATAAATAAAATTATGGCAAATGAAAAAGTATTTGTATCACCAGGTGTATATACTTCAGAAACAGATTTAACATTTGTTTCACAAAGTGTTGGTGTTACAACATTAGGAATGGTTGGTGAAACATTAAAAGGACCAGCTTTTGAACCTATATTTATATCAAGTTATGATGAATATCAAACATATTTTGGAGGTACTTCACCAGAAAAATATGTTAACACACAAATACCTAAATATGAATCAGCATATATTGCTAAGTCATATTTACAACAATCAAATCAATTATATGTAACTAGAATATTAGGATTATCAGGATATGATGCTGGTCAATCATGGTCAATAACTACTATTGGTAATTGTGATACAACAACAGTTGACTACACAAATGAAAGTGAAAATTTTGTAATAAATTTTTCAGGTACATCAACAGGTGAACTTTTAATAAATTTATCAAATAATAGTTATATTACGTTAGCTAAATTTTCTGGAAGTACTTACCAAGGTAGTGATGGTTCATTTTCAACGTTCTACGATGATTTGAAAATTTTCACTAATGATGTATATTTAAATAGAACATTATCAGCGCAAACACAATATTATGGTTCAGTACCCGCATCAACTTACGGTATATTAACAGGATCCACATTTACATCAGGTATAACATATAATTATTTTGATACAATAATTCCATTAAATACTGATGGTACACCGAAATCAGAAAATTTCCCCTGGTATTACGCTACATTTACAAATACATTAGATGGCGGATATTCTGGCTATTCTTTCTATTACTATGTTACTAGTTATTCAGCTAACACCCCAACCAACAAATTTATAGGAACGGCTATTGGCCAAATATTTGAATTTAGCGGTAAGACTTTTCCTAATTATGATAATGTTGTTGTTGCAACATTAAGGTCAAGAGGTTTAACAAGTTACTCATCAACTGAACATGGACCTATTTACGAAGTAGAAGGTAATAATTTAAAAATTGATTCTGCAAATAGTTCTGTAATAACTTCAAATCCTTATGGTGATTTCGTTTTAAGTGGTAAAACTAAAGAGAATAAAACATTTACATTTGATGTATCTATGAAAGATACTAACGCTAATTACATTACTAATGTTATAGGTGTAGATAATTTCGGAAAACCAAAAAATGAAACCCCTATTTTTGTTGAAGAACACTATCCTAATTTGTTAAATCAAATGTATAAAATGGGATACATTAGGGGATTAAGATTTGATTTAACTTATTTAGACACTGCTAGAAGTGGTAATGCTAACTCAATTGGTTGGTATTTAGAGCAATATCAATCACCAAAGTCACCTTATGTTGTTTCTGAATTGAGGGGTAATAAAGTATATAATTTATTTAGATTTATTTCTATATCTGATGGTTCGAGTGCGAATACTGAAGTTAAAGTGTCAATTGTTAATATGTCATTTAAGAATAAAACATTTGATGTTTTGGTTAGAAGTTTTTACGATTCTGACTCTGCACCAGTTGTTCTTGAAAAATATACAAATTGTACACTAGATGAAACTACGAATAGTTTTATTGGCAAAAAAATAGGTACTAGCGATGGGGAATACAATTTAGTATCTAAGTATGTTATGTTGGAGATGTCGGAAGAATATCCTAATGACGCATTACCTTGTGGGTTTATGGGTTATCAGCATAGAAAATATGGTTCAAGTAAAACTCCTGGGCCATTGTATAAAACACAATATTATTACAATAATCAAACTGTTTATAACCAACCTTTTGCGACTAGTAACGTTGTTACTTCCGATAATGTTAAGAGAACTTATTTAGGCTTTTCAACATCATTCGGATATGATAATTCGTTCTTATCATACAAAGGAAAAGTTAACCCAACAAGTATTATATCTGATAGTGTTGATTGGAATGTAATTACAAAAGGATTCCACATGGATTCTGGTGCTACGACTGTTACAATAGTAAACACATACACAACAAGTGGTGAAACAACTTTTGAAGTTGGTGTATCTAGTTTTAACTCTGAACCAGAAGATAATACAAACGCATACTATTATTTATATTCAAGAAAATTCACATTAATGTTAGAAGGTGGATTTGATGGTTGGGATATTTATAATGAGAAAAGAACAAATGGTGATGAATATATAATTGGTGGAACTGGTTATATGAGGGGAGCCAAAAGTGTTTCTGGCAGATATGCTGCCGCAACTGGTCAAGGTACATTTAAGCAAATTGTTGAAGGTGATGGTACTATTGATTTTGCAACAACAGATTATTATGCATACTTAAAAGGTGTTTTAACATATAAAAACCCAGAATCAGTTAATATAAATGTATTCGTTACCCCAGGTATTGATTATGTTAATAATAGTAATTTGGTTGAGGCAGCTATTGATATGGTTGAAAACGATAGAGCAGATTCAATTTATATAACCACAACTCCAGATGCTGATTTATTGGATACCAATACAAAAGCATATATATACCCACAAGAATCAATCGTATCTTTGGAGGAAACAAATATTGATTCAAATTATACCGCAACATATTACCCTTGGATTTTGGTTAGAGATACGACAAACAACACACAAGTTTATATTCCACCAACAGGGGAAGTTTGTAGAAACTTAGCATTAACTGATAACGTGGCATTCCCTTGGTTTGCATCTGCTGGTTATAGTAGAGGTTTGGTTAATTCAGTAAAAGCAAGACTTAAACTTACACAAGACGAAAGAGATATATTATACCAAGGTAGAATAAATCCAATTGCAACGTTCTCTGATGTGAATACCGTAATTTGGGGTAATAAAACATTGCAAGTTAGGGAGTCTGCATTAAATAGACTTAACGTTAGAAGGTTACTATTGCAAGCACGTAAATTAATCTCTGCGGTTGCCGTGAGATTACTTTTTGAACAAAATGACCAGATAGTCCGCCAACAGTTTTTGGACACCGTAAATCCAATCCTAGACGCTATTAGAAGGGATCGTGGCTTAACTGATTTCCGTGTTACAGTTTCATCTGACCCAGAAGATATTGATAGAAATACAATGAGCGGTAAAATTTACATAAAGCCTACTAGGTCATTAGAATTCATATCGCTTGAATTTGTGATAACACCTACGGGTGCTTCGTTTGAAGACATATAATGATGGACATATCCAACATTGAGCCTTATTCTAGGGTGTAATGATGGAATTTTACAACAAAACCCCCACTTCAGCTTTGAGGTGGGGGTTTTCTTTTAGAACTCTTCTATTGGGAAATTCTTTGTTTTTATTTCCCAGTATTCAGCCATAAACTCTGCTCTGAACTTATACTTGGGGTCAGTATGATAACCTGATTCGTAAATGCATTTACATATGCTTTCATATAAATCTTTCTTCGGTAACTTATAATTTGCCTTTTTACAATCATAATACCTACCAGAATTTAATATTCTAGCCCAAGCCTCTATACCTAATTCCGTTGAATTAGCACTATAAAACTTAGCTTTAATCATTTTATTTTTGCCTTTGATTACTTCCCTTGTGTTATAAGTAACCGTACCAAAACCTTTTATTGCTTTACCCCCACCTGCATTAGCATGAATACGCCATAGATTTGTTTCAATACCTTTGTTTGTTGCTTCAATTATAAAGAATGAGTATATCATTGATATTGGAAAGTCAGTTAAGTGATGAACATTCATAAGCATATCATCGTAATTAAACGCCATCCATATTCTTCTCATTTTAAATAGATTAGCATTTTTCAAATTTCTAAATCCATACTTTTCAAGGTATGCTTTTAATTGAACTCTATTTAAATTACGTATATCATAACCATAAGACCTACCAGCATAAGCATATTTATCTATTTTAGATTTACTATCAACTAAAACTTTTTCTTCTTTTTTTGGTTGTATTTTAGATTCAAGATATAATGTATCAACTTTAATAATTGGAATCATTTCTATTAACGCTGGGGATTGTTTCTTTGGGGAGAATAGGAAACCTATAAATATTAACCCCCAGAATCCCATAACCATAGACAGACCAAACCCTTTTTTTTCTGGTTTTTGTATATTTCTTTTCATTAAAAATTTTAATATAAAAATAAAAATTTATAACACATAAGTAAAGATATAGCAGTAAATCTATTTTATATTAAACTTATATTTAATAATTCAATAAAAATGAATATTTATTATAAAAAAATAATTATGATAGTTGAAAGTTTTGATATTAATAATACTCCTGATATGAAATATTATGCATTTGATTGGGATGATAATATTGTTTTTATGCCTACTGAAATAATTTTATTAGATAATAATGATGAAGAAGTTGGGATGTCAACTCACGATTTTGCTAAATATAGGGGGGATATTGGTAAGAAAGATTTTAAATATAGAGGAACAACAATAGTTAATTATGCCAATTTACCATTTAGACAATTTAAAGTTGAAGGCGATGAACAGTTTTTGAAAGACATTATGATAGCAAAAACAGGACCAGCGTTTTCAGATTTCAAAGAAGCAATTAATAATGGTTCAATATTTTCAATTATAACAGCAAGGGGACACAACCCAGAAACATTAAAAAAAGCAGTTAAAATTTATATTGATAATGATTTTAATGGGATAAGTAACAAAAGACTTATACATAACCTTAAAAAGTATAGAGATTTAACTGCCTTTGAAAGTGAGGGTGATATTATTGATGATTATTTAGATTTATGTAAATTTTATCCTGTATCATTTGGGTCAGGCAGCGCTGCTAATCCTGAAGATGAAAAGGTAAAAGCATTAAATGAATTTTATGATTATTGTAAATCAATGGCTAAAAAAATCAAAAAAGCATTTTCTTTTAAAAATGATATTAAAGGAGAGGCTTTAAAGAATTTAAAATTTTCAATTGGTTTTTCAGATGATGATCCAAAGAATATAGAAACTATTAAAAATAAAGTTAACAAACCAGAATTAACAATATATTCAACAAATAAAGGTAATAAAGAGAAAGTATAATATTATATTATATATAATTATTATATTAATAATATATTATAATACTAAATTTTAAAAAAGAGAAAGTAAATACATTTTTTTTAAATAATATAAAAAAACAATAAATAAACATTTTTTCCAATTAGCAGATATTTATTAAATATAATAATAAATAGTTTAAAAAAAAATTAAAAAAATATATTATGGCGGATTTACTTATGAAAATGCCTTTACCATATGAACCAAAAAGGCAAAATAGGTTCATTTTAAGGTTTCCTTCTAGTATGGGAATAAATGAGTGGTTTGTAGAATCAACTTCGAGACCTAGTATTAAAATGGATCCAGTTGAAATACAATTCTTAAATACATCAACATTTGTTTCTGGTAGATTTACATGGAACACTATTAATGTAAAGTTTAGAGACCCTATTGGCCCATCTGCAACACAAGCATTAATGGAGTGGGTTAGACTTCATTCTGAATCTGTTACTGGTAGGTCTGGTTATGCTGCTGGATATAAGAAAGATGTTGACTTGGAACTTTTAGACCCAACGGGTGTTGTTATTGAAAGATGGATATTACAAGGTTGTCTATTGACAAATGTTAATTTTGGTGCTTTGGGTTATTCTAATAATACTTTAGTAGATATTGATGCAACAATGCAACCAGATAGATGTATTCTTGTTTATTAATTTTATATTCTATTCAATTTAAAATCCATATATTAATTTAATATATGGATTTTTCTATTTATTTTAATATTTTTAATTATATTTTTATTATAAAAAAATGGAAGATAAGACATATGAATATGCTCAAGCCAATTTTGACTTACCCCACGATGTAGTAGAGTTACCATCAAAAGGTATTTTTTATAAAAATAAAAAAAAGTCAGTAAAAGTTGGTTATTTAACAGCATCTGATGAAAACCTTTTGCTGGGTGCATCAAAGAATTTTACACTACAATTGTTAAAGAATAAAATATACGAACCAGATTTAAGACCTGAAGAAATGATAGAAGGTGATATTGAAGCAATATTAATCTTTTTAAGAAATACTTCATTTGGTTCTGATATGGAAATTATGGCAGTTGACCCCAAAACAAATAATAGATTTAAAGTTAATGTTAGTTTGGAAGAGTTAACCATAATTACTGGTTTGCCTCCAAATTCTGAGGGTTTATATGAAATAGCTTTACCTAAGTCTGGGGATGTAATAAAATTAAAGCCTTTAACTTACGGAGAAATTTTACAAATAAATGATATTATTGAAAACTACCCCCAAGGTAGAACTGCGCCAAGAGTAACATTAAGATTATCCAAAGAGATTATTAGTATTAATGGTAGTGAGGATAAGGCATATATTGCAAAATATGTTGAAGGAATGCCAATTGCTGATTCAAAATTTATTAAGAAATTTTTGAGTAATAACGAGCCTAAACTTGATTTAAAAAGAGATATAATGACCCCATCAGGAGATATGACCACAGTGTATGCTGGGTTTGGGGTGGAGTTTTTTCGCCCTTTCTTCGGAATATAGATTAGGTCAACTAACTGAATATTATTATTTAACTAAGTTGTTACATGTATCCTAT